GGTATACTCTTATTTATTATAAATGGATTGTTGTAACTTAATCCATTCTTGTAGTGATTTTAATTGTTCTGCTACTTGGTGATAAGTGGTGTAGTTGTCGATGACTGTTTCTGCAACTCCAGAGATTTTAACTTCGGAGGTGGTTCCATCAACTTTTCTGGTGGGGTCGGGAACTTCATTACGACTGGCACTGTCGTGGAGCACGACGAAACCAGTAGGCACATCGCACTTAGCATCAGCATCTTTTGTAATGTATACTGGTACTTGCTTAATAATGTCATTACCCTTCTCCTTAACAATTTGCACTTTGTTGATATATTTTGTGACAACCTGAACAGTTGCCTCTGCCGAAGCAGTTTCTTTCTTTGCCACCTCAAGTTTGGCTTCAGCGACTTTCGCTTCCCACTTTTCTTGAGTAGCAATACCACCTTCCATATAAACACCAAATACTAATATTGCAATTGATGCTACCTGAATGGGTAGTCGGTATAACGATACGAATGGTATAAATTTAAGAACTAGAGATGCTGCAAGTCCTACAAACCCTGCTACAACTACTAGATGAAATATCCAAAACGGAAGCCAATCAAGAATCCACATTTAAACATCCTCTATTTGCATTTCGGTAGTAGGCTTACGATTGCGTTGAACCTTGTGCCACTTGCCTCCACCATTACGGTTGAAACGAATTGCTTTTTGCTTGTCACCATTTTTTAGAATAAGAATACCCTTTGGGTTCTTGGTGGCATACTTATAGATTAACTGCTCACCTTCATCTTCTAGGTTAAGATATTCTTTCCACTGAGAGAATTTCTTCTTACCTTTTTTAAATCTTTTGAAGATATCATCATTGACAACGAATGCTGCGTAACGACGACCACTCTTCATTTTGGCCACTGGTATATCAGTACTAACACCAGCACCAGTTACATTGGCTGGACCATCTTCGTTAAGCATTAAAAACTCTTCAACGAATAGTTCTTCTTCAACCAATGTAATGTTTTGTTCTTCCAGCTTCTGAAGAATTACCATGTACTTCTCTTCAAGCAAAGCTGTTGTATCATTTTTCTCGTAGCACTCTTTGATTAAAAAGAATGCAGCAACGATATTTTTAAGTTTGGATTCGCCACCAGGAAGTTTGTTAAGAATGCGTTTGAGATTAAAAACTAAACGATGAAGATATGTATACGCATTACGTTCTTCGTCAGTTCTTAACTCTGCCATCTTACGAAGGATTTTACCCTTCTCATCGATGATACCCAATCTGTATGCAGGTGTCTTATCAAATGGAGTTACTAACATCCATAAGATTCGATACGCAATCAGATTGTCTACAATTCTTGACATTAAATTTTCCTAAGCGACTTTATGATCGTTTCGTCCAGTGACATATTAGCAGTCACTATACCAAACTCGTCTATACTTTCTGGCATTCTTTCGAGGAACACCAGAAAGGTAATCAGCGCATTCCAATCTTGCTCATCTACTTTGTGAAACAGCATTCTTGTTGCATGCTCACCGAATAGATTATACAGCACAATAATATGATTCAGAATAAGTCTCTCACGTAGTTCCTGAGAGACCCTGTATCTAGAGAATAACTTCTTAAGATACAAAAACTTTTTTAGGTCTTCTTCGAATTCATCAACACTATGACACTGTGGGTTATCATAGTTGTGCATTGCAAATCTTAAAAAGTTATCATTATTCAATTTTTCATTCATCACGAGAGTATGTTAAATTAGCCTGAAACTACAGCACCATAGTAGGACATAACTGCCCATTTGTTATTAGTGAACATCAATGTAACTGTGTCACCAACATCATTGAATGTAATCTGGCTAAAGCCAAGACGATTCGATGGGGTGAGTACTGCATCACCAGCATCAGTAATCATAATGAATTGTTTAACTTGTCCCTGAACACCATCAGCAAGAGAGATCGTTGCTGCACCAGTGGTTGTAATATTTGTGATAGCTGAAGTTACGTTTGCAACTAACGCACCAGTACCACTGATTGATTGTGGAGATTGCGCAAGACGAAGGAAACCACCGCTAACAGCTAAGTTGCCATTGACGTCCAATTTCTCGCCAGGAGTTTGTGTACCCACACCAACTCGGTCAGCCGATGCATCAACCATGACTAGGTATGCATCAGTGTCACCAGCGATACGTGTATCAACGTCAGCTTGTGCTTGGTTAAGTACTACAGGGGAATTGATGTTTGCAAGAAAAAGGGCAATAGTTAATTTCTTATTGCTACCACCCTGAACGATGTGTAAAAGATCTGCACCTGCTGCAGTTTGTGCGGAGGTTAACTCCGAGATTTTTTGGTCAGCCATTTTAGCTCCTATTCTTAATTTGGGGAATGGTAGGGTTTGTTACAACCTTACCTCATCTCTAGGTATAATGTATTTAGGTTATGCGTCTGGATACTGAATATCGTCAGCCTGATCGCCAGTCATTGAACCCATGGCAACCAATACTTCTTGCTGAACACGTCCAGCACGACCACCAGTACCAACAACACGACGTACCCAACCAGCATGAGTCAAACTAGTACCAGTAGAACCATCAACACCAGCACCCAATGATGCCACAGCAGTTGCTTGATCAGCAGTAGCTTGGATCTCAAAGTACTGAGCATTGTTACCAGTTCCAGAGATATCGATAACAGTTGCAGCTTGTACAGTTAAACCAGCAGTTGTACCAGCAGTAGTAACAAGTGCAACAGCTGCTTCAGTAGTTAGTGTAAAACCAGTCACGTTTGGTGATGTACCAGTAACAGCAGAAACTTTATAGATGGTTCCTGTTGTGTAACCAGTAATAGAACCTGTACCAGTTAATGTTCCAGTAATACCAACACGATCACCAACAGCCAAAATAACTGCGTCGCAAGTAAATTGACCAGCAGTACCAGAGATAGCCACAGTGCTTAGCATGCGAAGGGCGGATGCAACAGTTGCAAGACGGAAAGCACCTGCAGTTAAACCAATAGCTGATACATAGTAAGATGTAGTATCAACTAAACCAGTGGCAGAAGCACCACCACCATTGAAGTATTTAACAGCCTCATTGGCAACTAAACCATGTGTAGTATAAGCAACAATATCAGTCGCAATAGTAATTCCAGAAGTAGGAATTGTGCGCTTTGGTTTGGCAACAGCAACTGTTGGTGCTGAAGTATATGCAGAACCTACGTTTGTTACAGCGATTGAACTGACTGCACCACCAGCGATAGATGCAGTAGCTGCAGCAGATGAACCACCACCGCCAGAGAAGGTAACTCCAGGAACTTCGAGGTAACGAGTTTTACCAGCAGATACAGCTACGTTAGTAACATTGTCACCACCAGCTGATTCTTCTGTAGCATCAACACCGAATACGCTGGCAGTTGTACCAGAATCAGTTGAAGATGTTGCAGACTCATGAGCAACGAATGATGGCTTCTCAGACAATGTGTATGACTGAGCAGAACAGGTAGTGACTAAGCCATTACCATTATTTGCACCCATTACTACTTTTGCAACTGTATTGGATGTGATTGATACGATTTGGTAATCAACACTGTTTGCACGGATGGTGTTACCGACTTTTGCTTCTGTAGTAAACAGAGTGCTTGATCCAGTCACCACACCAGTGTCGGCGATGCTAACTGTACCAGTTGCTGATTTACTATCTTTATTTCCCCATAGACTCATTTTGAGACTCCTTACTTATTGTTATTTGGTAAACGTAATGCATAAGTGGTACGATCTATACCACCATAATTAGAGGATTTTTCAGATCCCTGTTGTTTGGCTCCAGATTTGGAACCCGATGGTCGACCACGACCACGTTTTGGTGCGTCAGCAGGTTTTGCTGCTTTTGATTTCTTAGTGTCTGCATCATCGTCACCTTCGGGATCATGATACTGCGCACCGTAGCTAGTTCCTTTAACTGTTCTGCTTGGCAGATCAGCCATCTTAATTTCAGTGACAAAATCTTTATATGATTTTACAGTATCCTGCTCATGAGTTTCCTCTTTCATATTATGATTAATGTCTACCTTCTCAGTCAAAGAAGCTGTGTCACAGAGGTCAGCTGCCTGCTCTTCTGTAATTTCGATATTAAATTCTTCTTTCATCTTTTTCTGCATTGCTTTGCGAGCGAGGTCACGTGCACGACTCATTGGACCATGAACAGCACCAGACTTATCTTTTACAGTGCTTGGCGTTTTAGTGTAAGGACCATCAAATGGAGGATCTTCTTTTTTGGTTTCTTCGTTAGTTGTCTTTGGAAGATGTGGAGTTACTTTAAACTTATGTAACTTACCATTACCAAGTTCTTTGTGTGCCTGAATGTGGACTTCTTTTCCATCATTCTTCATGACTCTGCCCTGCATCTTGTCACCAGTCTTGCTAGCGTAGAAGTCTACATCACGATTGGCTTTCTGATGGATGTCCATCTTAGCATGGTCAGGATGCATCAAACCATGTGATGCATATTCACGACCATTGATAAATGCTTCATCAAGTTCAACTTCTTCTTTTACACCGCCAGCTTTTAGCATGGCAATACGATCACGATAACCAGCAACTCCAGGTTTGATATCCTTTGCAGCTTTCTTTAAAGCTGGTGATGCATTTGGAATGTGCTTCATGGTAGTTTTAGACTGATGACTTTCTTTCATATCATCGCACTCACACTCAGCTTCTTTCATACCACATGCTTCACAGCACTTAGAATCTTCCTTGCGAAGCATCTTGAAGTCTTGACCATCTAACTTGCCATTTTTATTTTTGTCAAGCTGTTTTTGCTTGTCTGTCAATTCGGTTAGGGATGTCAGAAACCCTTTAAATGTTTGTGGCATTGTTTCTTCTTTCATCTTATTAGTCGGATGGCCATTGATTGGCTTTCTTAGTGCCTTTAATGCTTTATTCTCTGGCGTACCCTTGATGTATTTCTTATCAGGTACTGGGGCAACTGGGTGATATTTTTCGTAGGACTGATCTCCAGGTTTTGGACGATAAGCTGATGCTGGTTTTTCATAGCGTTCTTCAGCAAGAGACTTATGAGCAACTTTGGTTTTGTTACCGCCATTAGCACCCTGAAAGTGAATATCATCACCATCACGTTTAGCAGTCCAGTGACGACCAGTCTCATCCTTGAATTTGTGCTCTTGCTGGTCTTTCAACTTAGCAATGGCTTCATGGTGTTCTGGGTGCAGAGGAATACTAAAAGAACTGCCATGATGAACAGTTTTCATTTTACCCCAGCTGTAGCTATCAGTCTTGACCGTAGCTTTTACGTTCTGACTGCCTTCTGAGAATTCTTTAAAATCCATATTAGTCCCTTATTTCTTGGCGGAAGCACGTAAGAACCAGCTATGTTTATCATGAGCATCGATCCTACCTGCAACAAAATCTGCTATTCCCTGTTTATTGGCAGAAGTTGCCAAGGCGAATACTTTATTTAGGCTTGCGATAACTTCTTCGTTGTCTGCAAGGAGTTTCAACATAATTGCACGAATATCAGTTGTCTGAGATGATTCTTCGTTCAGGGTTTTGTACTTGAACAACTCATCTAGACTCTTAGGTGCATAGTCATCTAACTTACGCAGGAATTCTGCAATAGGATCGATGGAACCATAGATGTCTTCATAAAGATCACCAAGGAAGTCATGGTACTGAGTAAACTCAATACCCTCTACATTCCAGTGAAACTGATGAGTCTTGTAATACAGTACTGTGACATTGGCCATCAGCACTTTAATAGCAATATTTAATTCGTTCATATTAACAGTTCCACTTTCTAAGTGCGAGTGCCTTACGAGTAGGCTCGCCATTTGGTTTCTTCATTGAACCTTCCATACCACCCATACGTGCACAGAAAGACTTACGACGATTTGCTGCTTTACTTCCAGCCTTTAATTTAGATGGAGGGGTCGTCACAGGTGCTTTTAGATTGCTGCCATGTTCTCTGTTATAAGAATCACGACCCTTTTGTGTCAAACCACCAGTAGAGGATTTATGCCCCTTTGCATCAACTGCTGCTTCGAACAGTTCGTCATCAGAAACATCTTCAAACTTTTCCCAGACCATCTCTGGATCTAAGTTGTGTTGTTCAGCAATATCGCCTACCATCTTTTCGATAAGGTCGAACTGCTCATCAACTGTTTGTTCTTTAACAGGAACGCAGTTAGGAACTTTCTTACCATTCTTCATCTTCATGCCGACTGCAGTGTATCCTTTCCAGCAGGCATCTTTCAATGCACCTGTTGGTTCTTTAACTTCGATAAGATAATCTTTAAATGAGATCATATCTATTCTTTAAAATGCATTGTTTGTGCTGCCTGTTCCACCCTTGGTGTGTGTCAGGCGATTTTGTTCGATCTTGCGCATGCGTGGTGTCAGCTTCATGGCAATGCGACCAATAACTGCTTTACGTTTCTGGATGATCTTTTCCAGTCTTTCTTTTTCACCAATCGATAACTGGCTCAAAGGTTTTCTGGCGATACGTTTCTTCATAAGCATAACAGCCATATGACGGGCACGTCTGTTTAGAGTTTGAGTGCTTGAACGACTCTTTAGTGCGATGACCATACGACGTTCACGTTTAGATTTTGTCTTGGCGAAACGCATCTTAGCACGCATACGTTCGAAACGAGACAACACTTCCAGGAGTGTTTCTTCTCTAATATCCTTCTCATCATCTTCAACAGACTCACCAGTATCTAAATCCATGATGTGCAATTCACCATCTTCATATGCATCCAAGAACTCATGGTCTTGAGTGTTATTGATCATGGCATCCATGTCATCATCTGACATTTCTTCATCATCACTCTCTTCGAAGAATGGATCTTTATACTTTTCGTAGTCTTTATCACCTTCCAGTTCAGCCTTGGTAGACTCACCAAGTTCTTGTTTTGACTGAAGGTAATCTCGAACAGTTGTGATGTAATCCTGTGCCAGTGTAATCTTAGATTGAACCCACTCTGGCATATTGTCATCGTCTTTGACCATATCGATCAAATCTTTACAGTTGCGTAATGTTGTTTGCAACTGCGTTCTTGCCATTTGACCTTCGAAGTCATATTCACCTTTATCAATAGCTGTCATGGCTTCATTTAAGGCATCAACTATTTTAGTGTAATAACTTTCGTTTTTTCTAAGATCGTTTACAAATTCTTTCTTAGTGGCTTTAATGATTCCAGAGAAACGCTTATCAGCTTTCTTAGTATCACCAACCTTATCAGCAGCAGACGCTTCAGCACCAGCTTTCTTTTTATACGAACCCAATGTGTCATTGGATAGTTCGTTTAGATCTTCCTTGACCATTGAGTGATGTTCTGCGCCATGAATCTTGAATCCAGCTTTCTTGAAGTGGGCTGATGCTTTCTTGAGTGCATCAGCTTCGCTGGCAGCAGTTACCTTGGCAAACTTCTGAACCTGCTCTTTACGTTTGGAAACTGCAGTATGGTTAGGATCAGATACAGTAACAGCCACACGATGTTTCATTGCTGGTTCTTCAGTTACTTCTTCTGTCTTTAACTTACCACCATTGAGTGATGCCTCATGGTGCTTATCAGCTTTCTGAGAGGTTAGGTCTGCCATATTGTGACGACCTTTGCTATCATGCCACTGTGATAATGCTTCGTAGTGATTACTCATGTGATGATGAAACTTCTCAGCATTACCTGCCTTTTGCGCTTCTGTTGCTTTGGTGCGATGCGCCTCAGCTTTCTCGTATGATTCGTCCAACTGAACTTCTTCTTTCATACCACGATGAGTAAAGTGAACCTTTGTCTTGCCACCATGTTCTTTTTCCACATGGGCAGAAACACCAGACGAGTGGTGAACTGGATCGCTCTTTGCTGTCATCTCATCACGATTGTGATGCATGTCGAATTCATTTGGCTTTGAGTCGTATCCACCAGTTTTCTTAAAGCCCATCTTCTTAAGATGATCAAACACAGCCTGATGTGTTGCATCAGTTTCCACATGTTTCATATTGTGGATTGGTTTATTGTCACGCTTGTATGTACTTTGTTTTGAAGCTGAGGACTTAACACCTTTTCCGAAAGTGGAAATGTGTTTATCTAAATCAGCTGCAGACTCATCAATTTGAACTTCTTCACCTAAACGATATCTAACCTTTTGACGACGAAGGTTGGTGCTATCTGCTGGTGCTGACATAGCATGACCCACATGAGAGTGTGGATGAGCAGTTATACGTGCATCGTAATCATGATCGCTTTCGTTGTCTTTCTTGTCTACAACTTCTTCCTTTTGAATCATCTTCTTAAAGTCTTTGTAGTAAACAGTTTTTGTGCGATCAGTCGGTGCGCTGGTTTGAACATCAATCTTGTCTGTTCCATTTGGCTGAATAACACCTTCTGCTACATTTTTTTTCTTAAACGCTTTATTAAGAATAACAACACCTTGTTTCTTTACATTTTTGGCGGTAATAACTTTGGCAGTATATTCTTTTTTGCCAGCATCTGAATCATTACCGCTACCATCGCGACCTGGAGGTGTTTGACTTTTATCCATTTCAATTAAACTTTCTTTCAACTTGGTTGGAACGAGATTGTTATCATATTGGATACCAACTTCGGAAGCCAACTCAAGCATCTTGCCGATGATTTTTAACGAGTCAGCATTGAATGCTTTACCACGAACCTTACGCAAACCAGAGTTAACCAACTGCGTAGGATCGCTTGTTGCTTCTGCGTTTTCCACACCAAAGGTATTGGCAATGATTCGTGCAACTTTGATCTTGTCGGTACTTTTGATAGTTTTATCGGATAGTTCTTCGTTCATTTTTATCTCTTCCACTAGTGTTACGTCTTGGATCCATTTTGAAACCAAAGATCCATCTTCTTGTTTTAGTAATAAGTGGTTTGAACCACGTTTAACGATTTCATACTGGACATCGGATGACTCTACGATATCTCCAACATTAAAGATCTCACCATTAAAGTATTTTTCTCTAAGGTTGTTTTTTTGCACAATGAATTGTTCTTTGATTATAGGATGACCCAAACCTTTGCGGATGTCGTTCATTAAACGACGACCATCCAGTTCGGTTAGGGTATGTGGCAAACCTTTTTTAAACTTATTAAAGTCACCAGCCACTGCTGCCTCACGCATCTTGGTGCCAGACATACCAGAAGCTGTATCGCTATCTGGGTCACGTTCACCTGCGGAGACTACCTCGATTGTATCGAAGTGATATTCTTTACCATTGTAGTCATTCAGAAGTTTCTGGAATGATGCTACTCGATCGCTACCTGCGACCAAGACAATGTTTTTGTATTTTTTATTGAGTTCTTTTGCTGCTTCAATCGGAGTTCTAACTTCTGCACTTGCGGCAAGGAAGTTTGTTTTCGGGAACATCCTCTTAAGGAAATATACCTTACGAGCAACAGGGAGGGGATTTGATTTCTTATCCTCAGTCTTTGAGGCATAGATGACATGGTCAGCTGTCATGCCAGCCAATTTCTTGACGGCATTCACCAAGAGTTCGTGACCTGTCGTTGGTGGCTGGAAGCGACCAAACGCAAATACGACTTTCTTGGAAGGAAGTTCCTTGACTAACTGTCTATAATTCTTCATTATTACCCATCTATAAAAATATACAATATTATTTAGGCATCTTTATCTTTGCCAACCCTTAATAATGTCAGGTGAGAAGTTAGACTGGCTAAACTCCATGCGGTTAATAATCTTAACTGCACCACCTGTCATATGGTCGATAGCCACAAAACCCTCAACCCCAGTAACTTTAAAACCATTGGTAGTCTTAAGGAAGGTGGAAATATGTCCAGCCTGATTCATTTTATCAACGATCATGTGCTTGGCATCAACCAGCGTATTTGCCAGATCGAATATCTTTACGATCTCTTTCTTGTCATGGTTGGCAAAGAATGCCATGATTTTCTTACGTTTTTCTTCACCAGCAACCTTACCTTTTTCGGTTTTCTGCTTTGGTTCCAGTTTCTCATGGATGTAATTAAACAGTTCCGTAACGTACTTGCTGGTATCGGTAATCTTTTCACCAGCACGAATCTTACTGTTGCCAAAGGTTTTAACCAGCAACATCAGATCAGGATTTTGACTGATACCATTTAACGTGGCAGTTTGAATAGAAGCCACAAGCGCATCAGCTTTATTGATAACGCTATCCAGTTTAGTGGTTTCTGCTTTTGTGAAGGTAGCAGTACCTGAATAGTCTTTGTAGTTCGCATCATCCATCCAGATGCTTGGAACCTGTTTGAATTTCTCAACGATACCTTTACCGAACGATGCAGTCATCGATTCGAAGGTAGCACCAGTGTAAGTGGTATGCCACACTACACCGATCTTGGCTTTCTTGATCTGTTTGGCTAGATCGCTTTCAGCTGGCACTGCATAAACAATAGTGTTGGGATGGAAGGTAACATACTTGGATCCTTCTATGGTTTCTAACTTCAGGTCTGATTGAGTAAACATTAAGTCACCCTGATAGACCCCTTTTTTAATTCCCAACTTACTAAACTCTTGCAATGCTACTTTAAACTTTGCTGCCAGATCGCCATCGGTATCAGCGTCAATCTCAGCAACTGTTTTATATATCTTCGGCTCTTTGTTGAACACACCCTTCTTGGCAATAAAGAATTTGCCATCACGTGGATCAATACCAGCAAAGATCGCTGGAGCACCATCCCACTTCACAGTGGAAGTAACTTTAGCCTTTGCGCTACTGGCAAGCATATCACGAAGATCACGCAGAAACTTAATAGCCTGTTTTGTACCAGCCACACCTTCATTGAAGATTAAATCTTCGAGGTGCTCCATGTGAGTATTCTTTTCTTCTTTGAGATATGATTTTAGGTTTAACATTATTTAATCGTCTTAATTGATCCATTCGGTAAAGCGAAGTATGCTTCAAACTTAACCTCAGTGAATTTGGTTTTTAATTTTAGGAATTCTTTCAGATTGCTCATGGAGTCATCGAACAATCTTACCTTACCAAATTGCTTGGTGTTTAGATACTTGCTTACGATGATTGCTTTCTTCACAGCTGGAATCTCGTTACCTTCTAATTCACCAGCACGTTCAACGTATACCTTGTCGATATCGAAACCATGCTTGCGGAAGGTTGCCAGAAACTTTTCCTTGTCGTCAAAGTTTGCTCTGGCAGTGAGGATGATTACTTTGCTCTGAGGATTATTCTGAGAGTTTGCCAAGATTGCCTTGGCTTTGTCCAACATCCTGCCGATAGGTTTGGACTCAGTATAGAATTTGTGAGCATCTCGGAATTCTGAGAAGTCAAAGGATTCACCAGCACCGAGTTTGTAGTTATTAAATTCTTGGTTGGTCAGTTTCTTTTCAACTTTACCATCCTTGACTACGGCTATCTGGGCTGTGGTGTGAAAGAGGGTATCGTCAATATCGAAAATCGATAGACTTCCAGTCCCTGTTTCCTCCAACAAATAATCTCTAAATCCTAACATATACCTTTATTATACCCTATTTTGGAATTTCCGTCAAGCGATTTCTGAATAACCCTACAGTCAGAAGGGTTATGTAAGTTGTTGATTTATAACATGGAAAATTTGATTCCCGTGTTATCTGAGTCCTTAGCATTGGCTCCATAGGCAAATTTGAACTTAGCATCACTGAATACCTTGCAGGTAAACTCTAAATTCTCACCAACGAAATTAAGGTAAACCTGTTCTGTGTTCATTGCTCTACTCATTTTATTAAGTATGTCCTGATAAACTGCTTGCTTGTTCATGTATTCCACCAAAGCATAACCCATTGGTGCCATGATCAAAGAATAGTATTTCTTGTAGGTTGCGCCAGCAAACACGATGGATACAGAATCATCACTGGCTGATTTGTTAAGTGCAGTGTAGACATCTTTGAAGGCTAGATTGAATGCAGCGATTCTTGCCTTCGGTGTTTTATTTATTGATGCTATCTTTTGTATATGCGCTGAGATATCAGTAATGGTAAAGGTTGGTTTACCAATAACTTTCTTTAATGCAGCGTATGCTGGGTGTTTAATCGTTGCCATTGCAGCAAGAATTTTAGTAGACGTATTGGCATTATCATCAGCCAATGCTTTTAGCACATTAATTGCAGCAAGGGTATCTCCAGAAGGAGATTTAAATACCTTACTAACATTACCGATAATTGCACCAATAGATGGTGCAGCACCTGCTTCAAATTTAGCAGATATGTTTTGGGGAATTATTTCCTTACCGACTTTCTTAGTGACAACAAAGTCAACAAGTGCTTCGTTACTAATGGTAGAGAATTCTGCTTTAGTAAACGATTTACCGAATGGTTGTGATACATACCATCGCATTGACAACACTTCACCGAAGTCTTTACCGATTGCTTGTCTGTCTTGCGGTTTGACTTGTGCCATTGCTTTTTTGGCAGCAGGACTAAATGGAATAGTATTTCTGGCAGTGGTGTTGGAAGAAACTACTTTATATAATTCATTGATGGCAGTTTGAATCTCTGCGGGAATTGTTTTGTTGCCTTTGATACCTTTAGTAACAGCAGTATCAAAGGCAGTTGTCGTGGTATATGGGGCTGTGGTTAATCCAAATTTTTCTGGAGCAAGTTCTTTAGTCTTTACCGTACCCTTTTCGGTATATGTATTGACGATAAAAAACTTATCACCCTTTGCTGCGCCAGCACTGGCAGAGTTAAGAGTAACTACCTTAGCTTTGTACTTACCTGAGATAGACTTCTCTTCAACAGGTGTTAGGTCTGTTATAGAAGCATTAATTGTGTATTGTTTAAACAGAGATTCCAGAGTACCATTATGCCTAACTTCAACAGCTTTGATCTGTGTTTGATATCGTGAGGTTTTAACAGCTGCAGTTACACCCTTACCTGATAGAAAATCAGATACTTTCTTTGCTGTAGCTGCTAGTTTTGTGTAATCCCAAGCCATGTGTCATCCATCGATATGTAATTATTACATATTTAGGCAAGATTACGCTTGGAATACTTTCTATGCCATTTACCGATTTGGTCAATGATCTTTCTGGGAGCACCATTGTTGGTAAAGTCGTAGTTGAATGTCTTTAAGACATAGTGGAGGGTGGCTGAGTCTTTATGCTTCTTACAACGAGCCAAGAGGGTTTCGATTGGAACATTGGGTTTGCGCATCTTGTAGTCTAAGAATACGCAATGAGCATATGCCTGAATCTCATCAAATTCAGAGAGGTATCGTCTCTCGGCATCCTTCTTTGCGATGCCTACCTTCTTATAGGGAACAACGTAATTGCTCCATAAATCGTCTCTTCGATCGTACTGCATAAAGTGAATGATCTCATGCATCAGAGTTTGGATCATCTTAAACTTAAAGTTGTTCCATTTCTCTTCTGTGAATTGGAAACTATCGAAGTCTCTGGCGTATATGATAAGGATACACTGACGATCGTTGGGGTCGTATTCACCACCAACAAAGACGTTGTTTTCGTAGGATTTCTTCTTGGGGATTATGGTAATCCAGTTGATCTTGGTGCGCCACTTGCGTACGTAGTTCGTAAGACCAACTGAATCATTTTTGTAGCGGTCTAGATCTTTCCAGACTTTCGCAGGTATGAGTTTAGCTCTGAATGGTTGCTCATAAAAATTAAGCAATTCCATCCAATTAAAGTTTGCATTTTCTAGGAAGTTCATACTCATATTATACCCAGAAAATTCTTGCAAGTCAACTTACTAAGTGCTTCTCCATAAATGCAAGAACTTTCGCCTGTTCCTCTAAGTTAGTGTTTACAAACTCAGTAATATATGGCATCAACTCAAAGTTTGAAAGTAGATTATTATATTTAGTCGTTCGACCCTTTAGAAAGGTTTCCGACTGGTCAGATCCACGATCAGCATAGCGTTGCTTTAACAGGTCATTTGGAACCTTGAGATAAACCACCTGAAGATCGGTGGCTTCCAAACCCATGGCGAATTCCAAAAAAGACTGATTGAAAATGCGGTCTCCCTCGAATAGGATATTGGAAGTGGTTTCAGCCACGAAACTCTGTGCCACAGGCTGAACAGCCATACTTAAACGATCAGTTCCTGCAAAGGTTTCGCCATCCTCGTACTTACCCAACACATAAAGATCTAGTTCCTTACAGTAAAGCGCAGGAAGCATCTTCTTCGGCTCCACAGTTTCCCACTGGTAACTTTCCATAAACTTACGAAATAAAGTCGTTTTACCAGTTCCTGGTTGACCACCAACTGCCATTAATTTTCTCATAAAAACATCTCCAATCCTACGTTAACGTATTCTTCATCATCAAACATCCATTCCAGATTAGCCATTTTACCTGTTCTAACGAAGGAAGTAAAGTTCTCCTTGGCTATTCCACGTTTGCTATCCAAGCGTAGATCTATAGTTTCATTACGAGCATCCCATAGAACCTGCCACTCAATACCAAACCAGCCATCCTTTTCGCATTGCATAATCTCCTCTGCCTGACGATCCAAATAGTAGCCAAGGTAACGACCATGGTGTTCTCTAAAGATCTTCTTAAAGGAACACAGACAGGTTTCCATGGTAAAGAAGTCTACCTGATCTGCTAGATCTGGGAAGCGGGATCTCGTTTCCATAAGGATGGAGGTTGACTCGCCTTCAAGACCAGCGTATTCCGACTGAGTAAGTTTTGTATCACAAAGGTCATCTTTGCCGAGGGCATAAAGCAACCCATTACGATGAGAGCGAGAACCAGAATAGTCATCCAGCATAAGAGAAGTAGGATTGATCCGAACACCAGCGGTATGCTTAAGATGCTGAAGATAAAACCAAGTGGAGTAACGACCAAACTTATGCAGATCGCCTTTAATGTGTGTCCACAGGTTGTCAAAATTTCTGCTCTCGTTGTCACCATAATAACTCTCCATTACTTCACGTTGCGATTTGTCACCGATAAACTTTTGATACGAAGCAAACATCTCTGGCAGATGACCTTTGTTCCACTTGGTGTCTGTTTGATAACGTAGTCGTTTGTAGTTGGCAGTGTTCCATTGAGTCATACGATCAACAGTGGCCAATTCAAAGTCAGGGAATTCGTTTAACAACACCCATGAGGTTGGAAGGTAGTAGGTATTGCCATACAACCAACAAAGCCAAAGACGTTGTTCGTCATTGTGCTCGTAGCGTTTGTTTAGATAATTCGTAGCCCATACAGCAGGATCGCAATCATCATACTTCAATGACCATGCGTACCAGCGTATGAATGCTTCTCTACGATTCTCTCTTAAGCGGTAGTCCATGTATTCAGAGCAGTCTTAATTAGGTTAACAACTTCATGATGCATATCAGTTCCATTGGCGAATGCTGGATCTGGAATCTTCTTAACTCCAGGGATTAGATTGGACAGCTTCTGTGCTTTGGGTAAGTCTCCGAATTTATCGACAAATCTTTTTTTATTGGCATCGTCCATGTAGAAGATCTCATCCGCCCAATCAACCAACTCTTGAGTAACTGCAGTGGAACGAATGCCCTCAGTCTTGTACCCAACATCATTGAGAACATCACGCATCTTCTTGGCAGTAATTCTACCATCAGTAGTCTTGAGACCAGCTGACTTAACTTCGATATGAGGATAGTCATGCCTAAGGATAATCTCCGCAGCAGCACTGCGGTTTACATTGCCATGGCAAAGAAACAATACTTTCATAAACCCTCTGATTGTAAACGACGCATGATAGGAAATACATCAAGGGATGTAACCTTACCGATAGCATCGATGTCTATTTCTGTTCTTAGTGCAGTAATACGCTTTTCGATATCTTTCTTTGTGTTGGTATCAAAGTTAGTCCACTGATACACTTGTTCAGTTTCAAACTCGTAAGGTTCAAAGTCAGGAAACTTGTATGTACCTTCAGCATGGAACTCACGTGGCGATACATCATCACGATTCAATGCAGCATTGAGAAACTCTTTGCACCAACGAACACAGGATTCCATCTCAACCATATCCAGCGTTCCTGGGAAGTGGCGAAACTCGATTGTATTTGTTTCTTCCCACATCTGACGCAGATTGATACCTGCACGTGGGCATTGGAACCATGAGGGTTCACCCTTGGCATCTTTGTGAGCATGGTTAACATAGAAGTCATGCGTAGTATCCGATGCCAACATCTCCGTAACCCGAGCAGGTGGCAACTTATTCTGATGAGACTTCTTACGACGCTTCATACGTTTCAGTGCCCACTCATACTGTTCTGGTGGCAACACATTCTTGTTTGGAACAGGAATAGTTTCAACGATATCAAATGCCTGTTGCTGATAGCGTTCAACATAGCGTAGCAGTTGTTTGCAATCTTCGAGATTGTTGTGAAGTTTTGGTACACGAATGTGAATGTGAAGATTACTACGGTAGTTCACGACAGGAGCAGGACATAGGGCAGCATTGATCTTAGCAATGTGTTCAATCTGTTCAGCAATGGTCATGGTTGGACGAGTATTGATCTCACCACCATAAGCATACACCTTGCCCATTGGATCGTTGGCAATACCAGTAGTGCTTACGCAGGTATTGTCTTTGTCATTCCACTGAGCACCATCAGGCAACTCGCAGAAGCGATAGCTATCACCATACTCAAGTTCAACTCCGTAGCTAAACTCATCAACATTATATTTCATTCAAACTCCGATTTGGTAATCAACTCCTTCAACGTCAGCCTTCTCCATAGACATAGTCAGGTGTTCGTCAAAGATAATGTATGTATTCATTGGAACTGGTGCAGTATAAGTTGCTTCCTTAATTCCAGCACGTTCAATAACATCTTTAGTAGAAGTAATTATACATCCATTACTCAAAGAAGTCAAGTAAAGTGGTCGTTTCCCATTGCGATAAACTTTGAGTCGTTTGCAAAACCAAAGTTCGCAAACAGCAAGAGATGAGTCTTTCCAAACTTCCAAAGGCGACTTATCATCATCAATTGTATGAAGAATCAGTTCAGTATCATTCTTAGTCTCACACTTATAACCATATAACTTCTCCCAGTTTTCTGGCAGTTCTTGTGTGATAACACCATTATGAACAACAGAAGTTGTTTGATTATTAATGGGTTGATTGTACTCTAGGTCTGATGTTGAGTAACGGCAATGACCAATTAAGTATAAGTTGCCATCTTCGTTTACGTAATCATTCCAGTTAAATGGAAACATATCCGCTGACACTGGAAGTTTTACAGTATGGATTGTATATTCTTTAACGTAAGAGATACCAGTGGCATGCAACCCACGAATACGAGACTCATGGAAAACTTTTTCAAGTTTTTGAAAGTCTTCGTACTCGGGCTTATGAATTATCGCACCGATAACTGAACACATCAGAAGAAACTTTCAAGCGATGATGCTTTAATTGATTCTGGGTGATACTTCTCTAGTTGCTCACGACCAAGTTTGCTTTCGCAATACTCATACCACTCTTCAGAAAGCCACATGCCCTGTGATACACCATTCCATAGATGACGCCACTCGGGATGTTCTCTGTTCAGTCTGCGTGACTCAACAAACTCATAACGAGTATCTTCGTATTCTTTGGAACCAAGTTCAAGCATCTTCTCACGGAAGTAAACAACGAGAGAGATACGCTCTGAACCTTCTTCGCAAACAATCGGAGTATTGCCATGCATAACTTCATGATTGTTAATTAGTAGCAAATCGCCTGGACGTGGATTAACTGCAACACGATACTCAGGTGCAATCAAATAACCACCAGTATACTTGCCATCATTGGAAAGTGTTAGTAGGTTAGACAAACCTTCATTTAGATCGCCAGCATCGTAGTGTGCTGCAGTACGGAAAGTCTTGTTCACTGTAACTGTAGTGAATGGTGTTTCAGGAACTAGGAATCCCTTGTCAATCTTGTTTGCAGCTTCCATCTGTGCTGCATAACGCTGAGGAAGCAAGTCTTTAAAACCCTTGGCCAATTGCTGGAGGAATGGGAAAGACTTGGCAAACTTGTCAGGATGACGAGCAGTATATGAAGTTGCACGACCATAAGGAATACGTGGATAACGATCGAACCAACCAGCAATACCAGAGAACACGC